AATCGGGCTTTTGGAGACCATGAGCGTAGACACATTTATCAAGATTAATAGACCCCGAATCCAAAATATAGATGGTAACCTGGATCAAGCCACAATTACGGTCTTAACCCCTGAGGGTAAGCTGGCGTTTTACTGGTTTGAAAATGGGCAAGTGGTAAGATCCAAGACCGCGGAGCCGGTGAGATGGTGAGACAGTGGAGGTATGAGGTATAAGACCCGAGACCCTGTGATCCAGTGACCCTGTGAGTCTGGTGACCCTGTGACCATAGTAGAGGTATGGGGTATAAGACCTAAGGTATGAGGGTGGTAGGTCTGGTGCGGTACCGCCGTATATATATGGTATATGGTATCCCGTATCGCCCCACGCGCGCCGTTGTCAATACGGTGTGGTGTGGTGAGGACCGGTGCTTAGACCACTTCACAGATCGAATACGATCTTTACGCATCGACATTGTATATAACTATATACTAAACATACATTTCCCCCTAAATGAAAACCAAATTTCAAAACGGCCAAAGGAATAAAAGTCCACAAAAATTAAAATTCTTCTTTTTAAAAGATTCTTGGCATCGATAAAGGATATACGTATATTTTAAATAAACATAAAATATGAAAAGATCAGCAGTAGAATACTTAATTAAGTATTTAAATTTAGATGAAACGTCTCCAAATTATAACAATTTTGTTATAGAAAGAGCCAAAGCAATAGAAGAAGAAATTAACGACATAAAATACCTTACAGGTACCCTTGTAGGTATACTTGCCGGTATAGCCATAGGATTTTTAATGTTTGGATAATGTTAAATAAATTAATATATTTGCCCTTAGGAGTATTATCTTTAATAGTTACCGCTATAATTAGTTTTTTTGAGATATTTATCACAAAACGATAAATGTCCACTTTTACATTTTCCAACACCTCAGAGGGATCAGTTTATTTTGTGATTGAAACTGTTAGCAATTCTCAAAATATATATGATTCATCTTCTCTACAAAATATAGTAGGTACTATTGATAATTTAGTTAGCGTTAATTCTAATGGAATAGTTACTTCCTCTTATGTTTTAGGGGCAGTTATCCCTCCAGGAAATTCAAGTTTTGATTTTACACCAACAACCCCAATTACTCCAAATAATGTTTATTTTAGAGGAACAGGACCTTTAACAGTTACTGTTGATTCAAATCCCCCATTAACCCCTAATGAGCTACATACTCGTATATTAAATAGTTTTACTATAAATGGAGGCTCTTTTCCTAATGGAAGTTGGAATCTAGTATCCTTATTATGGAATAACGTAACTTCTTCTTGGGAAGAACCAATTTATTAAAAAGTCCGTGGCTAACCAATTTTTTATTTGTATATTCAGGGTATAAATCAATTAAAATAAAGGTTATGTTAGATAAAGTAAAAAACAAAGAAATTAAAATTTTAGCAATTGTTGGATTAATAATTGTATTTAGTATCACTGGATTATTTGGGTTAACATTTTTAGCAGGATGTATTGTTGGAGATATGTTAAGTGATTATTTATTTTAAATAAAGGTTATGTTAGAAAATTTGGAAAATATGAGCCAACAAGAAGCTCAAGAAAGACTAAAAAAATTGAATCGTGAGATTCGTAAACACGAAATTGCTTTTTTACTATTTATCATCCTAGGTGTTATAGATATTGTTTTAACAATAATGGGATTTATTCCATTTAATGGTATATCTGTAATATTGGTTATAGGATGTGCTTTTGCATGTTATGGAATATACAAATATTCTGAACCGTTTGAATTAGAAAAATTTTTTATTGAATTAATTTATGGAAAATAACAAATATCAACCCTCAAGAAAGCTTAAAACAGCAGATGGAACTATAATGTATATGTTCGATGGTAAATTACATAATTGGGATGGTCCCGCTTTAATACCTGAGGGAAATAATCGTTTACGTGAGTATTATTTAAATGGAATTAAATATACGGAGGAGGAATGGAGGGAGAGATTGCGTACAAGAGAAGGTTTACCTTGGTATAAAGGCTCGGGTGCTAAAGCTCGATTTTAAAATTAATAATAAAGGTTATGAAATATGAAACGTATCACACATGAAGAAGCTAAAAAATTTATTCCTTGTTCTGAAGATTACTCAAATAATCCACCAACATATTTTACGGTTCAAGAGCAACAAGACGGTTGGGACGAAATAACGTATTACACGGGTAAAAAACGAGGTCTATTTATAGGCCGCGAGGGTGATGAATGGGTTTATATCTTGTCAAATCCCGCAATGCCTGATATGATTAAAATAGGTTATACTAAAAAGGATCCATTTGATAGAGCAACACAAGTATCTCGTGGAACTGGAGTGCCAATGGGATATGAGGTTGAATGGGCTTATAAGTGTTTTAAAGGTGAGCGTATAGAACAAGAAGTTCATAAGTTTTTTAAAAAATATAGAGTAAACCCACAAAGAGAGTTTTTTAGAGTATCTTTGGATGAAGCTAAACAGGTTATAGAACAAATAGGAAAAAAGTATGTCTAGTAAAAATTTAAATATTTATCAACAAATTGTAGATATGGAACTACAAGATCTAGAAAATGAAATTATTTTACTTCAAAATCAATTAATTAGTGATTGTGATGTGTTGGATGAAATGTGGAAATATCATCCCGGTAATCCCGATTTTATTAATCCAATTAAGGCTTATGATGAATTAAAAAAATCTATAGCTTATTTAGAGAGTAAAATTAATGATTTAGACTTAAAAATTAAAACGTTAAAATCAACGAATTAACACGTAAATTCAATTAAGAAATTGTATATACATATAAGGGTATGAATTTAGGGGGCATATTTGCATTATTTGGGTTTTCCGAAGATAACGAAGAGGATAAACGTATTAAAAAGGAGCTAGAAGCTTTTAAGGAAACACCTCATTTTAAGATTGGAATGTTCATTAAAATGATCTCTCAAGGTACAATATTTAAAAAGCAAGTTTTAAAATTCTTTTCATCTTCTAAATCTGACATTGATATATTGGGTATTGATGAAGCTGGGGATTTTATGATGTACAATAGAGCATGGTACTGGATTTCTGAATGTAGCACTAGAAAAAAGGAATGGAAATTAGCTTTACAAAACAATGCTTCAGAAGATTTTATTAAATGTCTTGAAATCATATTGCGATATTTTGAAAAAATGGAGGAATATGAAAAATGTGCTTTTATTAAAAAAATACAAGATTTTGTAAAAAGAGCATATCTTGAAAAAGAGAGCTTGATTCCGTAAAAGAAGGTTATTATCTTTATTTTATATTTTAATATTAATTGTTAAAATAATTAAGGTTATAAATTAAATAAGTAAAAAAATAAAAAATGAAATATAAAGAATTAGTATTGAGACGCTTGGAGTCTATGGAAGGAAAATTAAAACGAATGAGAAATGCTTTAAATGAAAGAAATGTAGAAGCAGCTCGTGAAATATTGAATGAGGTTCTTGAATTAAGAGACGATACTCAATCTATTGTAGAAAGAGAAAATAATAATTAATCAAAAATAAAAGTTATGAATCTAACAGCCGAACAAATCCAAAAGAATTGGGATGATTTGATGCTTATCATCTCTAATGAAATATCTTCTCCACGTAGAGAAAAACTTCTAGAATTTTATGAACAATATTCTGAACGTTTAATGTTAATGCCTGCTGCACATAAAAAAGAATATCATAATGCTTTTCCAGGTGGATATGTTGAACATGTTTTACGTGTTATTAGATGTGCTGAGAAGCAATATAATTTATGGGAGGAAGAAGGAGCAGATATGTCTACTTTTACTATGGAAGAACTCATATTTTCAGCATTAAATCATGATTTAGGTAAAATGGGTGATGAAGTAGAAGATTCATATATCCCTCAGACTGATCAATGGCGTAAAGATAAATTAGGTGAAGATTATATGTTTAATACTAAAGTCCCATTTGCTTCAGTTCCAGATAGAGGTTTATTTTTACTCCAATCACATGGTATCCAGTATACATTTAATGAAATGATAGCTATTCAGACCCATGATGGTTTATATGATGAGGCAAATAAAAAATATCTTTTGAATTTTATGCCGGAACAGAAACCAAGAACATCACTTCCTTTTATATTACATCAGGCGGATTTAATGGCAGCGCGTATTGAATTTGAACGTGAATGGTTACCTAAATTAAAAGAAGGTAAAAAGTCCGTGGATATTAAAAAAGAAAATTTTACATTAGGGACAAAACCAAACACATCTAAAAAAACGTCTACTAAAGAAAAAGCTTTAGGTTCATTTAAGAGTGATAGTTTAAAAAATTTATTAGATAATATATGATAGGATTAGTAATTGCCGTTTGTGTCTTATCAATGATAGTCGTGGTCTTAGGATTCACGACTTTCAACTTGATGAAAAAACAAGAAAAATCAGAAGATATTTTAGCTGGTTATTTAGACTATTTGGATAGATTATCCCGTGTAATCGAAATCTCAGAAAAAAAACTTAAAGAGGTGGATCGTGCAGGTATATTTGAAAAAGATGATGATGTTGGTGTTATATTTAAATCAATAACAGAAATTCAAAATATACTAAATGAATTCAATCTTAGAAAATTCAACTAAAATGGCTAAGAAAGCTAAAAGTAAAAATTACTTTACCCAAGAAACCGAGGATGCAATAGTATTATATAATAATACAACTAATCCAGATTTACGAAGTAAAATATATGAAGAAAAAATACATTATGCTTTCTTTAAATTGACTCAAAACATAATTCATACGTTTAAATTTTATAATACTGAAGTAGAGAATTTAGAACATTTACAACATGAAATTATAGTATTTTTACTTTCAAAAATCCATTTATTTAATCCAAGTAATGGAGCCAAAGCATATTCTTATTTTGGAACCATAGTAAAACGATGGTGCATATTATATAACGAAAAAAATTATAAAAGCAAAATTAATAAAGTATCAGTGGATGAATTGTCAAAAGATGACTCGCATTCATATACGTTAGAATCATCTGATCCAAAGGAACGTCTTTCTAATTTTATGGATAGATATATTGAATATGTAAGTTTTAACATATACGATATTTTTCCAAAAGAATATGATGCTAAAATAGCAGATGCCATTCTAGAACTATTTAGAAAAAGAGATCAAATAGATGTATTTAATAAAAAAGCCCTTTACATTTATATCCATGAAATGATCCCAGATGCTAAAACTCCTAAAATTACAAAAATAGCAAACACATTACATAATATATTTAAGAAAAACTATTTATTCTATTTAGATCAAGTATATATAGAGTTTCAAAATTTATAATTATTTATATTTATACCCAAAATAATATTATGAGTAATTTAGATTCAAATATTTTTGGTAAAAAAAAGTTTTCTGATCTTCTCAAAGAAATTTACGATAATCAAAAGAAAAAAGAAGCCCAAATCACAGCTTTAATAGGTGAATTAAAACCATTAATTAATGATATTGGTGATGCTACTTTAATAGTTCCTTTAATAAAGGAATATATGGAATTAGGTATTAAAAATGATGAACAATTGGTTAAAATGGCTACTATTGTTCAACGTGCTTTAGCTTCTGGAAAATCTGAAGAAGATAGTTTCGGTATGACTGAAGAGGAAAAACAACAATTACTAAGCGAGGTTCAAAAGTTTAAACCTAAAGAATAATGGCTATCTTTAAACAAGGAATATCTACATTTACTCCTAAAGTAAATGATAAAAATCCAATTAATAATTTATTAGCTCAAAAAATAGATAATTTAACTTATAAAATTATTCCTGCTAGGGTTATTGATATAGTTTTAGATGATAATCATCCTAAATTTAATTTAGTTGGGCAATGGAATGGGATAGGTGCTATATATTATGAATTTGTTAATAAAACAGATACATCTTCAACTTCTAATGATTCTTTTGCTCTTCCATATGATGCTCAATTAAAAACATATCCTTTAGTAAATGAAGTAATTCTACTCCTTTCTTTACCTAGCCAAAATTTAGGAAGTTATTCAAGCGCAGAACAATATTTTTATTTAAAACCATTAAATATTTGGAATCATCCCCACCATGACGCCTATCCTAATTTACCAATCACAAATAATAACCAACTTAACGATTACCAAGCTAGTGGTTCTATAAGAAGAGTTGAAGATGGATCTACTGATATAAATTTAAATAGTCCAATAAATCCATCTCAAAATACTTTTGTAGAAAAAGCAGATATAAAACCATTAATGCCTTTTATGGGTGATTCATTAATGGAAGGAAGATATGGGCAAAGTATTCGTTTTGGAAGTACTGCAAAATCACAAAGTAAAAAGAAAAATAATTGGTCTGAATCTGGTGATAATGGGGATCCAATTTTGATTATCCGAAATGGTCAACCCGAAAAACTAACAGATGATAGAGGATGGATTCCTATAACTGAGGACTTAAATAAAGATTTATCTTCAATTTATTTAACATCCAAACAAAAAATTCCATTTAGTATAGCAAATGAAAATTTCTTATCTTTATCATATAGTGATGGAACATCTCCTACAACCCCATCCTTATATATTAATCCCCAAATAATTCTCAATTCAGATAGAATTGTATTAAATGCTAAAAAAGATAGTGTATTAATAAGCGGGCAAAAATCAGTTGGTTTATCTTCAAATGACAGTGTTAATATAGGAGCAAAACAAATTTACATTGATGGATCTGATATTAGATTAGGAAGTAAAAATGCAGAAGAACCAGTTTTACTAGGAAATCAAACAACCCAATTACTAGAAATAATAATAAAAGAACTCATTAATCTTTCAGAAAAATTACAATCACCAGCATTATCTAAAATAGATCCAACTTTACTTCCTGTGGCTTCTGCTGCTTCTATCAATTTAAATAAAACTTTAGCTCAATTAGATAGTATTAAATCAAATTTTGTAAAAACTAGTTAATATGGCAGATCCAACTTTAGATCCAACTTTTCTTAATAATGTTTGGTTTACATTTAAATCCAAATTTGATGCCTTTATAAAACAAAAGCTTCCAAGTGTTAATGTAACTATAACTTTAAATGACATTAATGATATTGAAAATCCCCTCCAAATTTTTATCAATAATAAACGTTTTATCCCTTCAAATATGAATTTTGGTTTTCTCAACCACATGATTCAAAATACAGATGTTATAGGAGTTGGTGCATTTATTTTTAAATCAAAAAAATTCATTGATAATAATTTTCCTCAAAGTGAATTAAACAAAGTTCCTTTATCTAAACAAGATAAAATTAAAGCTAAAGATATATTATTTCAAGCCATTGAAGAAGCATCTAACGAAGTTAGATTAAATTTTTTAAATAAAACTAATCAAAGTGTTATAGCTAAAGCAACAGTAATAAATTCTCAAACAGGTAAACCAATTAAAGCAACTATTAGATAGTATGGGAACTGAAAACGTATTTATTCCATTAACATCATCTTTAAATGAAGGTAATAATTTACCTTCTATTACTATATCTGCTCCTGGGTATGAATCTGTAGAAAAAATTCCATATAAAGGAGATGGTACTATAAAAGAAGATTTAGGGGTAATTAAATTAACACCTACTAAAGATGCTTTAGAATTAGATAAAATAGAAGCATCTCAACTGTCTATAGATCAAGTAAAAGAACTTAATAAAGAAGGAAAAACACCAGAATATTTTGCTCAAAAAAAACTTACTGATTTGGTTATAAATTTAAAAGGAAAAGCTATACCCTTAACTTTAACATTAATATCATCTTTTGGTATTACTAAAGTATCTCAATTAATAGATAAAGGAAAAGCCAATGCATCAGATTTTCCCAACATCACATGCCCCTCTCCAGAGGAATTAACTAGATTAATTAATCGTAAAAATAAACTAGTAAAACAAATTAATAAATCTTATAAAATAATAGATTCAACTACTAAATATTTAGGAATAACTCAAGGTGTAATTACTTCTCTTTTAATTTCTTATAATGCAACATTAGCAATTACTTTCCCTGTCCCTGCTAGTGTTCCTGTAGCTTTACAAAGAATTAATACTTTATTAGAAAGATTAAATATAGCTAATGCTGGGATATTAGCAGTTCTTATATTAACTAGACAAGTTTTAACTCAACTTCTTCAATATTTAAACCTATTAGACAGTCTCATCCAACAATGTTCCCCAGACGCTAATCAAGAACAACTTTCAAGTGAATTAACAGCTTTAACTTTACAACAAACCCAACAAGAATCTCCTGTTGTTACAAATGTAAATGGATTTGAAATGGGTGTTGAAACTGAACCTACCACTAATTCTTTAAAACGTAGAAGAGCTATAGCTAGAAATAAACAAGGTGTAGTAATGTTAAAAGGAGAGTGGTCATTTTCATCAATTGATCAGATATTAATAGATGAACTTGTATTTTATATACAACAAAATAATTTAAAAGCAGAATAACCTTATATTTATAACCATATGAAAACCGACGGATTAAAAAAATTAATTAAAGAAGCAGTACGAGAGGCAATTCAAGAAGAATTAAAAGATATTCTTTTAGAGGCTGTTCGTTCACCAAAAACAATTGTTAAAGAATCATATGCTCCAACCTCTCCAACACCACCAACTACTAATCCTACATTTACCCAACCAACAATGGATATAAGACAAAAATATAAAGACGTGTTGGGAGAAACAGCTTTAAGTTTTACATCAAATGATATTCAACAGTCGTTTAGACCTCAAGTATCTGATCCTATAAATGGTAATTTAGGCAATGGTGAAGTGGGAATGGATCAAATTATGAGTTTATTAAATACTAAATAATGCCCTTTAACCCCCAACAAATAGACCCAGTTGATTTAAATCCTAACGTTGCTGTTGGGGTAAATTTACCATTAAATGGTCCTGCTGTTTTTATATCTAATTTTACCACTAAAGATGCTATAAAAAATAATTTAATTAATTTTTTTTTAACTAATCCTGGAGAAAGATATCTTAATCCTAATTTTGGAGGGGGTCTACGTGCTTTTATATTTGAACAAATAAATGATGGGAATTTAAGTGCTTTAGAAGATAATATTAATGAACAATTATCTTTATATTTTCCTAAAGTAATAGTAAATTCTTTAAATCTATTAAAAAAAGAAGAAGAAAATACTATAATAATTCAATTAAGATATTCTATATTAAATTCTAATATAAATGATGAATTAATAATCCAATTTTAAAAAATGAGTAATATTAATAGAAATATAAATTATTTAAACAGAGATTTTAATGATTTTAGAAATAGATTAATAGAATATTCTAAAACCTATTTTCCTGATACTTATACAGATTTTTCTCCTACTTCCCCAGGTATGATGTTTATAGAACAAGCATCGTATGTTGGAGATATTTTAAGTTTTTATCTTGATAATCAGCTCCAAGAAAATTTTATCCAATATGCTCAACAAACCAATAATATATATGACTTAGCATATATGTTTGGTTATAAACCAAATACAACAGGAGTTGCCCAAGTAAATATAGATTTTTATCAACAAGTCCCTTCAAAAGTAGTAAGCGGAGAAACCATCCCAGACTATGATTATGCTATTAACATCCCAGAAAATACCCAAATTGCATCTCCTAACGGAATTAATTTTATAACCTTAGATAAAGTAGATTTTTCTATTTCTAGTTCCCAAGACCCAACAGAAGTTTCAGTATATCAAATATCAGGAAATACTCCACAATATTTTCTTTTAAAAAAAACTAGAAAAGCTATTTCAGCAACAATAAATAGTAAAGCATTTACTTTTACAGATCCCATCCCATTTAATACTATCAATATAAATGAAAATAATATTATTAAAATACTAGATATTACTGATTCTAATGGAAATAAATGGTATGAAGTAGATCATTTAGGGCAAGAAATGGTTTTAGATAGTGTTAAAAATACAAATATAAATGATCCAAATAGTGGATTAGATACTCCATATTTATTAAAATTAAAAAAAGTTCAAAGACGATTTAGTACTCGATTAACTTCTTTATTTAACATCCAAATCCAATTTGGCGCAGGATCACCAAATGATATAGATGAAGAAATAACTCCAAATGCTAATAATGTTGGATTAGGATTATCATTCAAAAAAGATAAATTAACAGCAGCATATTCTCCTGTAAATTTTTTATATACTGGAACATATGGTATAGCACCTTCCAATACTACTTTAACAGTAAGATATTTAACAGGAGGTGGAGTTAGCTCAAATGCAGTTGCTAATACATTAAACAATATCTCTAAAGAATCTATTTCTTTTAACCAAACCAATCTCAACCCAGTGACCGCAAATTACATTTTTAATTCAATTTCAGTTACTAATCCAGAAGCTGCTTCTGGGGGTAAGGGGGGAGATACCTTAGAAGAAATTAGACAAAATACTTTATCATTAATAGCCTCCCAAAAACGTTCAGTAACAGCTGATGATTATTTAGTTAGAGCTTTAAGTATGCCTTCTGATTATGGGGCTATTTCTAAAGCATACATTGAACAACCTAAACTAACAGATAACCAAGTTTCAACTATTGAAACCTTAAATCTATATGTTCTTTCCCAAAATTCTACAGGTAAATTAGATTATGCTACTAATACATTAAAAAATAATCTAAGAACTTACTTATCCCAATATAGAATGATTGGTGATAATATAGAAATAAGAGATGCCTTTATAATCAATATAGGAGTAAATTTTGAAATTATAGTTCTCCCAGAATATAACAATAATGAGGTTTTATTAGCTTGTATAAATGCATTAAAAACATATTTTAATATAAATAATTGGCAATTAAATCAACCTATATTTTTAAGAGATTTATACATATTATTAGATAGAGTTAAAGGAGTTCAAACAGTAAAAGATGTTTCTATTGTAAATAAAGCAGGCTCAACCCAAGGATATTCTCAATATGCATATGATATAACTGCAGCTACACAAAATCAAGTAATATATCCTTCATTAGATCCTAGTATTTTTGAAGTAAGATATCCTGATAATGACATAAAAGGCAAAGTAGTTCCTTTATAATACCATATTTATAATAAAACATTATAAATGGCTGTTTATAAAATTTTTCCTACAAAGGATACTACTTTATATTCCAATTACCCCCTAATGAACACTGGTTTAGATGCTATTTGTGAAACTACAAATACTCTAAATTTAGATGGTAATCCTGGTGCTTCAAGATTTTTAACTCAATTTGATACTGAGGAAATACAAGATATTATAAATAATAAAATATCTGGTGACCCATATAAAGTATATTTTAAAAGTTTTATAGCCACCGCTGAAGGAATAAATGCTGACACTTCTATTGAAGTATTAACTTTAGCCCAACAATGGAATAACGGGACAGGATATTATTTAGACTCCCCTCAAACTACAGATGGTGCTTCCTGGTATTATCCTCTACTTTCAGGTTCAGGTTATTGGCTAGAAAGTGGTTCAAATAGTGGATATTATTTTACAAGTTCATTTAATTCTAATTATGTAAGTGTTGGGGGTGGGAACTGGTATACAGGATCTAATTTTAAGGTTACTGAATCATTTAGTTTACGTGATGTAAAAGATATTGAACTAGATGTAAGTAATATAGTAAATACTTGGTATAGTTCTTCAATTCCAAATTATGGGTTTATAGTTAAATTAACTGGATCTCAAGAATTTAATCCCGATAAAGATATTCAACCCGTATTAAAATATTATAGTGTTGATACTAATACAATTTACCCCCCACAACTAGAATTTAGATGGAGAGACTATAGCACTATTAACCCAACCCCAGTTACTACTACAAATTTAAAAATGTCTTTAGCTGAAAATCCTGGAGTATTCACCCCAGAAAGTGTTAATAGATTTTACATAAATGTAAGTCCTTTATATCCTACTAGAGTATATCAAACATCTTCATTATTTACTAATTTAAATTATTTACCAGCTTCTTCATATTATGCTATAAAAGACTTGGCTACTAATGAATTTGTTATTAATTTCGATGATCAATATACTCAAATTAGTTCTGATTCAATTGGTAATTATTTTGATATTTACATGAGTGGATTAGAACCTGAAAGGTATTACAAGATATTAATTAAAACAATAATTAATAATTCTACTTTAATATTTGATGATAATTACTATTTTAAAGTTATTAACTAATGGCTGAAAATATTTCATTTAATAAACAAGTATATAATAAATTACAATATGAGAAGGTAATTAATACCTCTTTTACTCAATTAGGAGTTCAACCTATAAATGAACAAATTGAAAATCAACCAACAGTAAATGATTTTTTTAACATGTATAATGAAATGTTTTATGATATACCGGAATTAGGAGTTGTTAACTCACATGAGTATTTAATTAAACAAAGTAGTGAATATATAGATTTTGAAGCCAATCAAGAAGAAATAGAAGCACTACAGGCTGAAATAGCTCAATTAAGAACAGAATTACTTGATGCTCAAAAACAAATAATAGAATTACAAACAGGAACCCCCTTAGCTAATCCACAATAATGGCAGAAATTACCCAAGTTAATGTACAAGATTTTGATATTCAAACATATGAGACACAAGAATCAAACTTGTTACTTTCATTTGATGTTGGCACTACATTTAGTTCTCAAAGTTATATAGAATATTTTGTTTATGATCTTAATAAAAATTTATTTTTAACAGATTATAATTTTAACCAATATACTCTTCAAAATATTCAAAACAACCCTGATCAACTATCTGAAATAGTAATTGATCCTTCTCAATCTTTAGTAGATAATGGATTTGATCAAGGTGTGTATATATCTTATTACAATTTTTTAGATAAAAAAATAGGATCTGATCTTGAACAACTTTATATATCTGAAATATCAAACGATAGAACAGAAATTAGATTAGACAGTACAGCATTAGATGAACTTTCGTTAATTGAACAATCAAATAAATTTATTCAAGAAAGACAAGAAAGTGATTATTTTGTAGATTTTTATTTAAATTTTGGAGATAACAACTTAATACTTGCTAATAATATAGCTCTTGATCTCCAAGACCCTACTAATTCTACAATTCTTATCAAACTTTACGAACCACTCCCAGATGAATTTGATTTAAATTCTACATGTTGGGTTGTAATTACTATTGAAGAACCAGTAGCATATCAAGTAACATTTGATGATCCTGTTTTTGAAATAAATGATACTACATCAATTCAAGGTCCTAATTTTAATCTTAATATAAAAGACCAAGTTAACAATTCAACCACTGAATTAACCTATTCAGATTTAATTTCTACTTCATTAACTAGTTCTCAACAACAATTAGCAAGTTTACTTGAAGAAAAAGAAATTGATGTAAATATAGATTATACTACTTTTGATGGATATATTCATTTTAGTTCTGCTGAAACTAGATTAAGAAATTTTTATTATAAAATTCAATTAATTGAACAATATTCTTCTTCAATATCTGTTTTAAATTCTACTACTAATTCTGATATAAGTGGTAGTATTAGTATATACCAATCCAAAATAGACAACATTATAACTAATTTTGATGGGTATGATTATTTTTTATATTACGAAAACAATCCTATTGCTTGGCCTAAAACCACTAATCAAAAACCATATGAATTAGCTAAATCTGATAGCCCTACAGTTCTATCATGGATAGGAAGCACTAATGAATCTAGCCCATACTATGGTGGTCTTTTACTTTCAGCTTCATTATATGATAACGAAAATAAAGATAACCTACTTTATTCTATACCTGAATATTTAAGAGACGATTCAAATAACTATCAGTATGAACTATTTGTTCAAATGGTAGCTCAACATTATGATAACATTTGGGTATATTATAAAGAAATAACCAAAAAATATGACAATGATAACCGTTTAGAATACGGTGTATCAAAAGATATAGTTGCAGATGCTATTCGTGATTTTGGAATTAAATTGTACCAAAATAATTTTTCCAATGATGATTTGTATACTGCATTTTTAGGTTTAACTCCTGAAGGTGGTTTATTCCCTTTCCCAAATATAACAGGATCATTACCTACACCTTCTGGATTTGAATATATTGACCAATTTATTTCAGCATCTAATAACTACATGCCGTTAGATGATGTGAATAAATCACTATACAAACGTATTTACCATAATTTACCATATCTACTTAAATCAAAAGGTACTTTACCTGGTTTGCGCGCTTTAATTACCTCATATGGTATTCCTGATACTATATTAAGGATTAATGAATATGGAGGAAAAGATAAAGTAGATTTAAATGATTGGGATTATTGGCAAAATGAATTTAATTATGCTTTTAATACCTCTGGAAGTAACTTTATTTCCTCATCTTGGGTTTTAAATTCTGATTGGAACGCCCCAAATGATGTTCCTTCAACTTTAATGTTTAGATTTAAAACTGAAGGTTTACCAACATCTAGTATTGCATATTCTCAAAGTTTATGGTATGGAGATGGAGGAAGTGCCATTACCTTAACCTACACTGGTTCAGCATATGCTAGTGGATCATACTCAGGCTCTATAATAGACCCATACTACCTATATTCTACTTTAACATTTTACCCAGATATTACAGATTCATCTCAAACAGCAAGTATTTATTTACCATTTTATGACGAAGGATGGTGGTCAGTAATGGTTACTAAAAATTCTAATACTTATACTTTATATTCACAAAATAAAATTTATGAAGGAGGAGACAATGGAACTCTTTTAGGATTTAAAGCTTCTAGTTCTGTAACCTATGTATCTAGTAATTGGAATAATACCGTTACAAGTTATTTTCCTGTCAGTTTTTCAGTTTTATCTTCAACAGGATATGATATATCTGCTTATGATGTTGGGATATATGATGATACTGGAGCAATTTCTGGATTATTTACCCCATTCTCTGGTTCATATCAAGAAATTAGATATTACGCTGTCTCTATAAGTGAAAGTGTATTTACGGATTATACAATGAATCCTCATTCAATTGAGGGGAATTCATTAAATAGTTCACCAAATGAATTAGCTTTTAGAGCATCAATTGGTGGAGAACAATACACAGCATCCATTTCAATCCATCCTAAAATAACAGGATCTTGGCAAACAACCCATTCATTTGCTTCTGATAGTAACTTTTACTATGATGCTTCACCTAATTTTATCCCTAATGTAGAATATACATTTGCTGATCAACCAGTAGCAGGTATTAGAAATACTATTTCGGATAAAATTAGAATAGAAAATAATGTATTACCTGAAGGAAATACTTTATCACCATTTATGTCATTATCTCAAATGGTAAACATATCTCAAAGTTATACTCCAAACATTAATTACTTAGAGGTAGCTTTTTCCCCACAAAATGAGATAAATGAAGATATAGTAGACCAATTAGGATATTTTAATATAGGTGAATTTATTGGTGACCCAAGATTAAGATCTTCTTCTGCAGTTACATATCCTGCTTTAGATCAATTACGAAATGAATACTTTGAAAAATATACTTCAAATTACAATTTAACAGATTTTATACGTTTAATTAAATTCTTTGACAATTCATTATTTAAAATGATTAGAGATTTTGTACCTGCACGTACAAGTCTTGCTTCTGGAATTGTAATTAAACAACATTTACTTGAAAGAAATAAATACCCACAACCACAAATGGAATGGGAAGACCTAGATATTTCAGGTACTTTAAAACCAACTTGGAACGATTATGAACCAGGTACTGTAGAAAATTTTAGTGGTGGGACAGGGGGTGTATTTGATACATTTAACTCTATTTTAAATACATCTCAAAGTTGGTATGAAACCATTCAAACCCCTTCAGGTTCAGTACTTGTATTGCATGATAATCAAGATGAGTTTTACAACGGTGAATTTAGTGGATCTGTATTGATTGTTACAACTCAAAGTTTAGCAGCACCCTATCCTAATGTTAATATTTTATCTTCATATTCCCCCATATTGTATAGAAATGGATTATATGGATTATTAAACACAAATACTTTAACTTCAGATACATTTTTTAATTCAAAAACCACTCCATATCCTGGTGAAATTTTAATATTAGCTCCATATGCACAATCTATAAGTTATAGTGGACTTCCAATAACAGCATCTATAGTTCCATCTAAATCATATTTAAAAATTAATAAATTTGATCAGTTTGGAAACGATAATACTATAATTTTAGGAAATGCATCTAAAATTCTTATAGAATATACTACAACAGGATTTGTTGAATATAATATTATTCCATTTAATGAATCTTCAACATATTACACATATGAAGTAGTAGGCAACCCAATCCCAATTAATGGGTCAGGAGTAAATACAGAAATTAAAGACTATTATGTTTCTGCTTCAAGATCAACTTTTAGAGATGTTAATGATTTTGCATCATGGGTAATTCAAGGATTTACTACTGAAGATGGAAATTTACCTCACTATGGAACCCCTTATTTTAGTACTAGTAGTGGATTATTTACTTTAGAAAATACACCTAATGTATCTCTTCAATTTTCAATGTCTTTTTTAGTTGATCCTAAGAGTGCAGATCCTTCATCTTATGGTCAAGTTTCTTTATATAGATTAACCAATGGAGAATATCAACAAATAAATAATAATACCTTTGCTAGTGTTGCGGGAGCAGGATTTACTCATACATTCTATACCCTTCTTGGCACCCCAGGATTAAATGATGACGTATTGTATTTTCTTTTAGAAGGATTTAATAATTCAGATTATTCAGCATCTAATTTTCAATTTACACTTACACAAAGTATAGCTCCAACTTCATCTTTTAGTTCTAGTGTTATAGTTGAACCTTATATTACATTTGCTAATTATGATAATACTGATTTCAATCCATTATTTAATAATGTATTTGAATTAAGAGACAGTTCATATTATATGGATGTTGATTATTCAAGAGGGTTAACAGAACCTGTTAATTTTAATCAATTAGTAAATGGAATTGCAACTAGAGCAAAAGTACAAGATTCAAATTATACTTCAAAGCGTGTAACTATACCTAGATATGAAGGTTCAAAATCAACCTCTCAACAGTTAAATAAATGGACAAAAGGTGACATTGGTACATTTGGTAAACTTCCCACAGTTGAAAGTTTAAAATCTTATGTAGCCTATGGTTATATGGATGGAAGTTACTCCCCAGAATTAATGAATGCTTCTGTATTTACTATTAAATATTTAATTGATCAAGATGGAAACATTTCTACCCCAAATATTTCAGATATTTCTTTACCTAACACTCAACAGAATTTTTCCTCCAGAGATAGATTCAGATATTCTTCTATTTTAGGTCAATCAGGTGCGGGAGGTATAGATAATCAATTTAGAAATATAATCAGAGGAGGATATAGAATTGAACCAATTTTATATACTCAAAAAGGTGTTGCTCCTAATGTAACTTGGGAAGGGATACTATTTGAAAGTCTTCTCCCTACAAGTACTAACCCTGTTGGAAACTATACAGCCAAATTTTTATATAATGGAGGTACAATAACATTATCTGCTCCTTTCCCTCAATCTACCACCATTAATTATAATTCAACTATTTATGGTAGTTCATTTTTAACAGGTGGTGGTTATCAAGTCCCCCAAGGTGCTGTAGATGATGCTGTTTCTTTAAAAATCACTGCTTACGCTGGTGTAACAGGAAGAAGATATATTTTAAATCTTCCACTTATGAAGTATAACGTAAGATTAGAATTATTAAAAGGTACCACAACAGTAGCCGAAGAAAATTTTTTATATGATGAAGATGGTCAAGATGCATTCTATGATATTAGCAAAACAATTTCTCCATCTGATTTAAATGTTGGAGATATATATACACTTAAAGTAACATGTACTGATGTTTCTCCTAATCTTGTTGGATTTCAAGAAGAATTATATGTTAATTCCTCCCGTATTGAAGTAGAACAAACTCCACCATATGTACCCCCAAGTGCATATACTGGATCAATATGGGGTTATTTAGACCCAATCAATTACCCATACATTATAACTTCATCAGTTTCTGAAATAGTTGAATCTTATGGAGTTAATATTAAACAATCTGATATATCTCAATCTGGGTTTAACCCAATAACATTACCATGGTCAATTCAATACGGTGATGAATTTAGATTTGAAGGTAGAGAAGATCTTGTATATCAAGTAGGAAAAATATTTGCCCCTGAAGACAGTGGATCAGGTCGTATTTCTCAAACAGGTTCAATTGAAGTCCACTTTAGCACAAATCTTCCAATCAATGCCAGTTCATCAGCATTTGATTTAGACCATTTTTTAATTAGAAGATATGTAGATGATGCCTCTCAAATAATATTTGAAGGATTTAGACCTATTGGAGGCGAATCTCCAAATTCATTCATTATTACCCCAGAATACGTAATTCCGAAATTAAATAAGGATACTGATGAATTTGTTAAACTTCTTACCGAAAAAGGGTTGATTGGGTAAGTATTTATTAATATAATATATTTATAATAAAATAAAACATGGTCGGAATCTATAAAATATTATCCCCAACAGGTAAAATATATATTGGTCAAAGTACTAATATAAAAAAAAGATGGGAGTGGTATCAAAAATTATATTGTAAAAGTCAAACCAAATTATACAATTCATTAAAAAAATATGGTTATGAAAATCATACATTTGAAATTATAGAAGAATGTGATGAAAATGAACTTTTACAAAAAGAAACATATTGGAAATATTATTATAAAGTTCTAGATATACCATCCCTATGTTGTAGAATAGATGGTAAAGGAGGAAAACATAGTGAAGAAACTAAAGAAAAAATGTCACTTTCATCCAAAATAATAGGAAGAGGAAAATGGAATAAAGGAAGAACCCAGAGTAAAGAAGAAAAACAATTAAGAAGTCAAATTAAACTTGGATATAAACCAACTCCTTCTCATATTGAGAATATGAGAATATCAATGTTAGGAAAAAATACAAAAAAAATAATATGTATAAACACAGGAGTAATATATTCTAGTATAAGAGAAGCTGCCAAAATATTAAACTTAAATGAAAGATCTATTGGTAATCATTTAAAAGGTTTAACTAAACAATTAAAAAATAAATTAATTTTCAAATATATTTAAAACCATGGGATACCTTTCAAATACTGTAGTCACAGTTGACGCTATATTAACAACAAAAGGAAGAGAACTTTTAGCTAGAAACGATGGTTCTTTTAGAATTACACAATTTGCTCTAGCAGATGATGAAATAGATTACACTTTATATAATCCTAATCACCCATCTGGTTCTGCATTTTATGGTGAAGCTATTCAAAATATGCCATTACTAGAAGCATTTCCAACAGAAACTCAAATCATGAAATACAAATTAGCTACTTTACCTCGTGGAACAGCTAAATTACCTGTACTTGATTTAGGATATTCTGGAATTACATTAAAACAAGGAGCTTCTTTAGCAATTACCCCTCAAACATTAAACTATTTAGGTAATGCCCAAACTATTGAAACCAGTGGATACTCAGCTACTATAGCTGATGTTCGTTTAATGTCAACATTTAATGGTATTGGAATTAATACAACAGTGGCTACAACAGCTAATTCAACCGTTACTTTAGGAACTAATGTTTCTACAACAGTAATAGGTTCCCAATTTAATTTAAGAGCAACAACTGTAAATACATTGTTTGGTTCAAATACTTCACTTACTACAACTATTACATTTGTAGGTTTAGATAGTGGAGCTAGATTAACCATCCCTGTTACAATTGATAGAGTAATATAATAAAAAATAATATATAATGTCATTTAAAAGATTTGATCCTGAAGATTTTGTAGTAAGTAGTGATTCAATTACCTCTACTTTATGGTCAACTGGAAACCCTCAACTAACCTCTTTCTTTACTTCATCTACTCAGATTGCAAGTTCAGCTGGAAATTATTATGTAAGTGTATATAATACTTCTTCTTCTGATCAAGAAACTCAATTTGACATAGTATATGCTGATTCATTAGGAAGTGGTAGTGAATGGTTTAATCCTAGTGTTCCTGGAAATTCATACTCTAAAACAATGTATGGTCAATATCGTTCATTAATTTTAGAAGATGAAAATGCTAATTTTGTTTTTGGAAAAGGAAATAATGTTATAACAGGATCTAACTTTTGGGTTTTATCTATTGAAAGAGCAAGATATAAACAATCACTTTTTCCTGGATCTTTAGCCTTAAAACTTTCAGGATCAGGGGGTTCAATCACATTAACAGATGATTCACAAGATAACCCAGTAAATACATTTATTGGTTCATCTCGTGTATATCAATTAATTTCAGGATCAGGTGGAACAGCAGGATCATTACCAAATAGTGGCTATGTAGCTGGATCAGGTTCATATGGTTTAGTATTTCCAGATTTAGGAACTATTATATTAAACCCATATGCAATTTCACAATCAATCCATGTTGCTCCTAGCCGCTCAAATAATTCAGATGGTTTAAATAACCAACGTTTATTTAATGCTATCAATGCAGGAGCATCCTTTGCATTAAACTCAGAAGAAACAATTACATCTGATTATGTGTTTGCTAGAGCAAGAAACAGTGAATTTAACTATTCAGAAAACCCATCATTTATTTCAGGTTCAACAGGTGAGGTAATTTATGATGATTTTATAAATGCTCCTCAAGTTTATATCACAACTGTAGGAATGTATAATGATTCAAATGAACTTTTAGCGGTTGCTAAAATGTCAAGACCATTGTTAAAAGATTTTACAAAAGAAGCTCTAGTTAGAGTAAAACTTGATTTTTAAGAATGAATGAGCATCTTCAAACCATTCATAACTTCTGACGTTATTGTCTCACCTTTTAAGGTAAATAAATCGTTTACTTTTAAAGGAAATGAACTTACTGGCTCAAATGTAGAAATTGATAGATATATTGGAAGAAATGTTACTTCTTCCTTATGGGTCTCTGGCTCATACCCAACAGGTATTATCGATACCCAAAATCAACAGTTAGTTTATCGTTCAATTAGAGAACTTTACTATACCAATTTTTTAAAAGACCCAAAAGGTTCTCCGGCTTCAACAGCATCATTTCAAAGTACTGATTTTGTACCTGATTTGACTACAGCTATTACATTAGACAATGAATACCCAAGTTCAGAATATAATGTAGTATTTGGTGATAGAGATACAACAAACTATTATAATTATTTATCAAATACTCTTACTCCAAATAGATTATTCCCTACATCTTCTAACTCTTTAATTGGTGTGTTATCTATACCTTCAAATTTATTTGGAGAATATATAAAACCTGGAAGTTTTGTTTTAGAAAACGTTTATGGAACTATTATAGATGATGCTAATGGAAATCTTTTATACAGCAGTTCAGCTACATCAAGTTTTCATATTGGGAATATAATTTATGAACATGGAATAGCAGTAATAAATGAAGAATTACTTAGTTCATTAGATGGATATGGGTACGTTACATATGGATCTCCTACCCCTCCTTCCCCGGTAGGTGTATATGGTGGATATTTTAATACATTATTTACAACAGATAAAATAACTTGTTCATTTCAAAGTACAGTTACAATATATGAATCCCAACATAAATGTACTATTAGACAAAATGAATTTAATTTTTCCCAAAATCCAACTTTAATTTCTGGAAGTTCAAATAGTGGTATAGTATATGATTATGCAACTGGTTCTTATTTTGATCCATATGTTACAACAATAGGTTTATACAATAATAGTTATGAACTTATAGCTGTAGCTAAATTAGCCCAACCATTACCACTTTCATCAGTTACTGACACAACAATATTAGTTAATTTAGATTTATAATATTTATATAAAATGGCAAAAATACTTACCCAAATAGGAATTGAAACAGGAAACATAGTTGAGGCATATCATGTTTCCCAATCAATTGATGCTTTTACAGGAGCAGAAGCATACGATATTACCCTTTCAGGTTCACTAACAGTAACAGGATCTGTAGCTATTAATGGTTTGTCTAGTACTTCTCAAAATAATATATTAACAATAAATACTACAACAGGACAACTATATTATACCTCATCAAACTCAATAGGAGGAGGAGGAAATACTGGTTCTTTCTTAATAACAGCCTCTGCAACTAATAATATTATAACTTTTACTAAAGGTGATGGTTCAACTTTTCCTGTAACTGTTAATACTGGTTCTGGTGGAGGTGGAGGGGTTACCCCCTCAGAAACTGGTTCATTTTATTATTCATCCTCAGTAAATTTAAATACAATAACATTCCACCAAGGTGATGGAACAACAGAAAGTGTAACAGTTAATACTGGTTCTTTATCTATTCCTTCTTCTATATCCCAATTTGGTGGAGTAACTATTGTTGAAGTAACTACCCAAACATATCAAATCCCCAACTCAGGAAGTTATAGAATTATTCAAAATTATTCCCTAATTAATTGTGCTATTACTATGCCTACTACAGCCAGTGCAGGAGATGTTATTGAAATTTTAGAAATAAATGGTTCAAGAACTACTATTGAATGGAATGGGACCCTTGGGGCAGGACAGTTAGTTTCAGCTCCCAGTCTTACTTTACCAACTGTAGGAACCGCAGGCGCTATAGCTACCCGAAAATCCAATATAAATGATGCAGGAACATATATTAAAATGATATGTACCAATTCAGGAACAGGAACAAGCACAGGACAAAGATGGAGAATAGCAGAAAATACCAGCCAATTCTTCTTTGATAATACAGTTCCAGCTATTGATGATCGTTTAACAGCTTCTTAATAATTTTTTAAATGTGGTTATACAATGATAAATGGATAGAATCCATCAATGATTTTCCCCAAGATACCTATGGTTTTATTTACATAACAGTACATGAACCCTCAGGTAAAGCATATTTAGGTAAAAAATCTTTATACCATAATGTAAAGAAAAAATTAACTAAAAAAGAATTAGCTGAACAAACTGGTAGAGGAAGAAAATCTACTACTCAAGTTATCCAAAAAGAATCCGATTGGAAAACCTATTATGGTTCAGAAGAATTCATTAAACAAAAAATTAAAGAGGGAAAACAAAAAGATTTTACTCGTAAAATATTATGTTTAGTATCAAATAAAAAATTACTTACTTATTTTGAATGTAAATACCAATTTCAGTTAAGTGTTTTAGAATCAAATGAATGGCTTAATACTAACATTTTAGGTAAGTTTTTTTCAAAAGACTTTGCTACCCAAGAATAAAGTTGTATCTTTTATTTATGGTAAATGAATTACTAGTTAATTTGGTAAATTCTGTTTTAGGAACAGGAAAACGTACCGCTAGAGGAAATCAAGCATACACATGCCCTTTTTGCCATCACCATAAACCAAAACTTGAAGTTAATTTTACAGAAAATAGTCAAGGAAATAACCCTTGGGCTTGTTGGGCATGTGGTAAAAAAGGAAAAACAATTAAAAGTTTATTTAAACAAGTTAAAGTTGATGCCTCATATTTTCAAGAACTTGGAAAACTAGTAAAAAATGTTACTATAGATGATATAGGAGAAAATCCACAATCTATATTAGAACTTCCAAAAGAATTCAAAACTTTTATCAACAATAAAGATTTTACTGCAAGGCATGCTCTAGCATATCTTAAAAAAAGAAACATATCTAAACAAGATATCTTAAAATATAACATTGGATACTGCAATTCAGGTCCATATAATAATATGATTGTTATCCCTTCATATGATAGCAATGGTAAATTAAATTATTTCACCGCTAGATCATTCGAAAAAGATGCTTTCACCAAATACCGTAACCCTGAAACGTCCCGCGATATAATACCGTTTGAATTGTTTATTAATTGGGATTTACCAATCATATTGTGTGAAGGTCCATTTGATGCAATGGCAATAAAAAGAAATGCTATTCCATTATTTGGAAAAAATATTCAATCTAATTTAATGAAAAAAATAGTTACCTCTAAGGTGCAAAAAATATACATTGCTCTAGATACAGATGCTTTGAAACAAGCCCTTGGCTTTTGTGAACAGCTTTTAGACATTGGAAAGGAAGTTTACCTCGTAGAAATGCAAGGAAAAGATCCAAGTGAAATGGGATTTGAAAACTTTACTAAACTAGTACAAACAGTTTCTCCTTTAACTCAATACAAATTGATGGAGAAAAAACTTTTAACTATATGAAAAAAAGGAACATTAAAAAATCCTATGATCGAATTCTAGAAATCTCAGACGATGCACAACAAATAACATTACCTGATTCCCGTTACTATAGAAGAAATGGAGAATATTATCCATCTGTAACATATGTTTTAGGGTATTACCCAAAAGGTAAATTTTTTGAAAATTGGCTCAAACAAGTTGGATTCGCTTCAGATTATATTGTTAAAAAAGCAGCTGAAGAAGGTACTCAAGTCCATGAATTGTGTGAAGCATATTTGAATGGAGAAGAACTAAAATTTTTAGACGATAAAGGACGACCCCAACATAACCCAGATGTTTGGCAAATGTTTTTACGTTTTGTTGAATTTTGGGAAACAATTAAACCCACATTAATTGAAACCGAAGTACATTTATTTTCAGATAATTTACAAGTAGCAGGTACCTGTGATTTAATTGTTGAGATAAATGATAAGTTATGGTTATTGGATTTGAAAACATCTAACCAATTACAAACAACATATGAATTACAAACTGCAGTTTATGGCCAATGTTATGAAGAATGTTTTGGTAGAAAAATAGACCATTATGGCATATTGTGGCTAAAATCATCTAAACGTAAAGCATCTGCTGGAAAAATGCAAGGTAAAGGATGGGAAGTAGTTGAATCAACTCGCACATTTGAGGAAAATATTGATATTTTTAAAACAGTAAAACGCTTATTTGATCTAGAAAATCCAACCCATTCCCCAGTATTTACTGAATTTAGAACTGTAGCTAAACGAGATCAATAATATGTATAATTATGATAAGTCTAGTTCAATTACTTAAAGAGGTTCAAGGAAAACCTAAAGCTATTTTTATGGCTGGACCTGCTGGATCTGGTAAAACAACTATACTTAATCAATTAGGTCTTCAAGGCTTCAAAGTAATAAACGTAGATGACGTTTATGAAAAACTATTAAAAACAGAGCTAGGCAAAGAAGATTTTGCCTCTATGTCACCTGAAGAACTATCAACTGCTGCTAAATTAATGGGAAAAGCTAGAGCAATAACCAAAGAAAAAGAAACTCAAGCAGTTCAATCTTTAGAAAATATTATAATTGATGGTACAGGTGCTGCTTCAAGACCATTACTTAAGAAAAAAGATGATTTAGAGGCAATGGGATACGATACATTTATGATATTACTTTATGTATCACCTATGACTTCTTTAACTCGTAATGCTCAACGTGGTAGAAGTTTACCTACAAGTGCTGTATTAAAAAGTTGGGAAGGTATAGTAAAAAATATTGACATTTACAAACATGTATTTAGAAACAACATTACCCTAATCAATAATGACCCCCCAGGATATGAAGTTGATACTTCTTTTGATCCTGAAAGGATTCAAAAATTATTTCCTATGCCTAAAGGAAAAGAAAAATCACCGGAGGAAATGGCAAAAGCTAAAGCAGATAAAGAAAAAACAAACCAAGAAATAAAATCACTTCTAAATATAGAACGTGAATTTGATACATTAGATGTAGCAAAAAATAAAGTAAATGAATTCGTTAGTTAAATCACTTATACAACCTTTACTAGAGGAAACTAAACAAGGTGTTGCTTTAATCCCTGGTGGTTTTAAACCACCCACATTAGGTCATTTTTATTTAGTTGATGAGGTTGCAAAACGTCCCGAAGTATCTAAAGTTATTGTTTTGATGAGTAAAAAAGATAGGGATGGAATTACGAAAGATGAAAGTGAACAAATATGGAACATTTACAAAAAATATTTACCATCTAACGTTGAAATCCAAATATCCCAAAATCCTTCTCCCATAACAGATGTAGGTTCAATCATTAAGAATAATCCAACAAGCTTTTATTTTCCTGTAGTAGGAATTAGAGGAGAGGAAGATATGGGTGATTTAAAAAGATTTGATAGTTTAAAAGGAAAATACGATAATTTTGAACCTATCGTATTGAAGGGAAATAAAAAAGTAGGTAAAGGAAGAAAAAAAGATCGCATAAGCGGTACAAATGCTAGATTAGCCATTTTAAAAGGTGAATATGAATCGTTCCAACGTTATTTACCTACTGAAATATCAAATGAAGATAGAGATAAAATTTGGTCTATACTTACTAAAACCCCTATCCAGGAAGTAATGTATGCTGAACCAAGCAAATTTAGTTATCCTACAATGTTATCATCTTTAATTCAATACATGTTAAGTAAGGGAATGAATATTCGTCCTTTACCTAAAGTTAAATTTATAGAGGATGATGTAGAAAATGCTAGGGATTTCTTTGGCAAAACAGCATATTACAATCCAAATAACAAATCAATTGTGCTTTATACAATGGATCGTCATCCAAAAGATGTAATGCGTTCATTTGCACATGAAATGATTCACCACGAACAAAACTGTAATGGTAAATTAGGTAATATTACAACTCAAAACACAAACGAGGAAGGTGATTTGCCTGAAATTGAAAGAGAAGCATATGAAAAGGGTAATATGATGTTTAGAAATTGGACAGATAACATTAATTCAAATAAATACTTAAATGAATATAAACAATACGTTTTAACTGAATTATTTGAAAAAGATTTACCTAATATAAAAAAAATTTCCCCAACTGAATATATTGTTGGAAATGAAGATGATATAGAAGCTTTATATTATTTTAGACCCGCTTCACTAGACCCAGATGATTGGGAAATTCATTGGAAATTCACTGAAAATAATAAAAATGAATCTCCTGAAGCTTGGAAACAAGTAACTGCTACTTCTTATAAGGTATTAAAATATTTTATAGATAATAAAAACCCAAAATCTATAGAAATCTCAGGTAATACTGATAATAAAACAAAAATATATAAATCAAAATCATATTTAGAAAAACTTGAAAATATATTTAATAACCAGTATAAAATAGATAATTCAAATCAATATGTTATTTATTTAAATAAAATTGAAGAAATTTGTAAAAGTGGAATAAAAAAACGTATGGAGGCTTTAAATGAGTCTTATGAACAATCTTTATATTATTGGCAAAATGGTGATATAAATTCTAAAAGTAAAATTGAACGCTGGGATAGTATAAAAAAGAAAATAAAAAGAGAAGTTTTATATGAAGTTTATAATTTAAATTTTAATAATTCTATTAAGTTTAATAAAGATTTAATCAAAGGCATTTTAAAAGAAGAAGAGGATGATACAGACATATTAGCTTACCCAAGCTCATTTAAACCAGGTATAAACATTTTAGTTGTATTTAAAAATAATGAAAGCTACCCAAATTTAGACCCTTT